GTCTGCCGTTGTATTCTTTCGGGGTGTTCTCCTCCTCGTTCATACGGTCAAGTTCTTCTTCGCTGTATGTCGGGGTATCAATGCCCTTGATGAACGGCGAATAGCTGTGATAGCAATTAGCACCGCAAAGTCCTGTGACCGTACCCAATCCACAGACTGTTTCAAGCTCCTTTTTGCTGTACACTCTGCCCTGCCACACCTGATGTGTCGGTCTTGCACCACGGTGATAGCTGACCTCGAAATACTCCGTGCCGAGTTGTTCGGCATTGTCCTCGTTGACC